TGACCCCGCGCCAAACCGCGGTCACTTGTCCGCTCAGCACATCGCAGAACATAAGTTTGTAGCCGCCGAACTGTTTGTCGTTGTTCTCGTCGTACCAGAAGTGCACGCTGCGATATTTCGCCCAATCGATTTTGTCCTTGTCTCCGGAGCCGTCTGAAGAGGCCCACTTGCGGATCCTGGAATCGGCGGCGCTGTTCGACCAGGTGTGATCGCGTTCGGAGAGCGGCCAGTCTTCACTGCCCGTGACTCCAGCACGAAATTTATTTCCCGCGTTTTTGAACTTCGAGAGATCCCAGGAAGCGGCCAGAGCCTTCGCCTCTTCCTCAGCCTCGACATCGCGCTCGATCACGTCGTCCGCGAAGCCGTACTCCACCGCTTCCGCGGCCGTCATCCAGGTCTCGTCGTCCATGAGCTTCTGGACCTCGTCGGCCTTCATCCCGCTGCGCTTCGCGTAGATGTCAGCCATCGTGCCCGAGACCTTACTCAGCGTGCTGGCCATCTTCTCCATGTCGGCGGCGTAGCCCATGCACATTCCCCAGGCGTTGTGGCACATCATCATGGCCGATTCGGAAATGTGAGTAGTGTCGGCTGCCATTGCCACCGTAAAGGCGGCTGAGGCCGCCAGACCGTCGACGAAGCATTCGACCGGGGCCTTGTGCTGTGAGAGCAGCGAATAGATCGCGGAGCCCTCGAACACGTCGCCGCCGGGCGAATTGATCCGCACTGAGATCTTGCTGACCTCGCCGGCTTCGTCGAGCTTCTGCTTCACCGATTCGGCAGTAACTCCGCCTCCCCAGAAGGACTCTCCAATCGAGTCATAGATCAACAGTTCGAGTTCACCGTTTTTGGTTGCTGCCGAGAACATACGCTTCGGCGCCGCAGAGCCGTTTGCGGATCTCAGTGTCATTGCCATGGGTTGTCTCCGTGGAGCGAAAAAGTCGGTTAAATCTTCTCGGCCATGTACTCCGTTTCGCCCAGGCCGTCGATCAGCCGTAGCTGCTGCTCCAGCCAGCCGATGTGTTTCTGGTGCCACTTCAGCAAATGTTCGAAGAGATTGCGCGTGGTGTCGTCCAGTGCTTTCATGGAGAGCTGCACGCTGCGCTCGTAGGGCTCGACGATGGCCATTTCGAGAACCAGGGCATTCTTCAATAGCGCGGTCACGTCGGTCTGCTCGACGACAGGAGCGATATCGTAGCCGGGATCTCCGCCCAGCAACAGCGTGCGGTCGGTCAGCTTCTTCAGGAAATAGTGGGCGTCGTCTGCAAACGTTCCCACTTTACAGGTCAGCTTCTTGAGTCCCATAAACTTCAGCGAGCGGGCATTGAGACGGTACTGGAGGTTGAGATGGGCTTCCTGTGCCGCGGCAGATTCGAGAGCTTTGATAACGTCTGCGTTGCCTTTCATTGAACGCCTCCTAGGGCGAGCGCCGTCAATTCCCGAATTGAGGCGTCGCTGTCCGGCAGGGAAGATGCTTTTGCCGCTCTGCGTTCGCAGTACGCCTGCGCCTTTTCCGGGGAGATCTTGAGAACCTTGCTGATGAACTCGGCGTGATCGCGGTAGAAGTCCTGAATCTCTTCCCGCGATCGATCGCGCTCGGTTATGCGCCGCACCGCCGCCATTTCCTTGCGCACGCAGCGCTCCGCGCTAGCTGCGGCCAGCAAGAGAAAGCGCTCATCGACTCGCGCGCCCTGACCGGACGTAGTCGATTGAGTGCCCTGGTCCTGTTCGCCCTCTCCACCCTTTTGCACGGAAACGTGCACATCGCCGAGCCGCGCCCAGGCGAGCGGCCGCCAGTAGTTGTCGCCATCGGGAATCGGATTCAGGTCTTCTTCAATGCGCACATCGTTTTGCGACATCCAGCCGTTCTGCACCGCGATCTGATAGGCGCCAAAGCGGGCCGCCGTGTCGCCGCGCAGCAGGGCGCTGAGCGAAAACTTTGGATAGTCCGAGTCGCGAAACATTAGCTGCTGCTTGATCTTTTGTTCCCAAAGAATGGCGCGCGGCAGGATGCAGAAGGTCACGAACATGATGTTGAACTGTTCGACACTGGCGTAAGTCGCGGTTTTTTCCGTTTCGCCGATCAGGTGCGGGGGCACATCGAACAGGGAGCAAATCTCGATGCGGCTGAACTTGCGCGCATCCAGCAATTCCGCATCTTTGGCCGAAACTCCGATCGATTTGATGTCCATCCCGATCGGCAGCACGGCCACCTTGTAGCGGTTTTCGCCGGTATGGGTCTCCTGCCAGTCGTCGCGGAAGGCATGCTTGTCCTGTTTGGTTTTGAAGTTCGCCCCGGTGAGCACGGTCTGCGTGCGCGAATCGTTCTTCAGGAAGCGGCCATAGTTATCCTGCGCCCCCAGGGCCAAGCCGATGGTGTCCGTAGCCATCGTCACCGTGGACTGTCCCATGATTCCGTTGTCCATGAAATTGCGCAGGTGAAAAACCTGCTCCTGCGCCAGGAAGCGGTCGCCGCCGGTCAGCGGATCGTTGTAGCGATAGCGGATACGTCCGCTTTGCAACTGCTCGGGATACACGCGGTCCGGGTGCATGGGCACTAGCTGGTCGATGGCGCGCTTGCTCGACGAAATGATTTCCGAGTAGGCATTGCCCCTCAGCTCCAGATGCCCCTGCATCATCTGCCGCCACTCGAAAGCAGTCTGGAAGTTGTTCGGCCGCGAATGGAGCACGTCGAATAACGGGTCCTTGCGCGCGAGCTTCTTGCCGCCGTCCGGGGTATCGGTGAAAATCCCGGCTGGCAGCATGCCCATCGTTTTCCCGATCTTGTTGACGCAGGCAAGCACGGCCGAGACCTGCTTGGCCGATTCCGGAGTTACCCGGATCCCAGTGGCGGACCTGGTGCCGATCGGCTGATACCAGAAATCGTCCCAGGGAGCCGGCGTCCCGCCCATGTCAGCCCGAATCTGCAGCGCTCCATCCATCACATTGCGTAGGAAGCTCACGGCTCTAGGTGCCTCCGGCCAGCCGCTACGAGAGCCGAGTAGAAGACGGCTGCCAGGCCGCCCACGATCCATGCGAGCGCATGATGGATCTGCCAGACGCCGTAAATGACGGCTCCGATCCCGACCACGTGAAGTGCGTCAAAGGGCTTCATACGAAAAACGGCCGGCTCGCTTCCGGATCGGGCTCTGGATTCGCGGTCATGCGAGAATCGGCCATGATGGCCGCCACGATTCCATCGATCTTTTTGGGAGAGTTTGGATTGTCAGGCTTCACGGGACGCAGATTGCCAGAGGCGTCGGACTTCGTGACCAGGTTATCGGCCATCCAGGTGAGCACCGGGTTGTTGCCATGCTCGAATTCGGCACCCGTGACCATCTTCAGGAAATGTTTGGTCGGCTCGGTCAGTTTTTCGAGACTTTGCGGATGCTTGACCATCTTGAAACCGTCATTTTGGAGGCGAGTTACCAGGTCCTGTGAATTCCAAGGATCGAAGGCGAGTTCGCCGACCTGATAGTCCTCCCCCATCCGCTTGATGTGCGCCTGGATGAAACCGTAATCGATGACGTTCCCCGGAGTTTCGCAAACGAAGCCCTGCTTGACCCAGAGATCGATGGGGACGCGGTTCTTCATCACGTGTTGCTCAGCGGCGTGGGCGGGAATAAAGAAAAACGGCAGAAGAACGGTCTTGGGAACGCCGTCCTGCTTGGGGAAAAAGTAGGCTGTGGATGCAAAATCAGTCGTAGAGGCGAGATCCATCGCCCCGCAGCAGACTTTTCCTTTGAGAGCCTCTAGCATGGCGGCGCGCCAGGCCTGCGGATCGGAGGATCCTTCGCCCGCGCACTGCTTCCACTGGTCGGGCGCGATCGCGCGTTCCTCCGATTGGGTCCAAATACAGAAATTAAGCCGCTGCTTCAGGCTACTGGTGGCGGGAATTTCGAGCGCTTCCTTCACCTGCTTTTCCAGGTACTGGACCTGCAGGATGGTGCCTAGGCCTGGGTTGGCCTTGATCCAAACGTCGGGATCGAGCCAGGAATCGCACTGCTCGCAACTCGGCTGTTCTTTGCCTTTCGCGCGGCACTCGTCGCACACGTCCAACTGGCACACGTAGGCGAACCAGCCCTCGTTCGTCACGATCTTCTCCAACACCTGCCGACTGTAGTCGTGGTGATAGAAGCAGATCGTTTCGCGGTCCCAGCCGGAGTTCGTAATCTCAAACGAGAGCGGCTGATGACGGCCTTTGAAGCCAGCGGTCAGCTTGTCGAGCACAACCGTGTTCGGGTGCTCATGCAGTTCGTCGGCGATGATGCCGTGCGGCCGCGGCCCGTCGAGAGTTTTGTGCTCCGCCGAAACCGGCCGTAGGAATGAAGTCCCAGCCGAGAGATTGCCGGAGAGCATCTTGTGGGAGCAACCGAATTTCTTGAAGATAGCGGCGAGCTCTTTGTGCTCATCGTCGCCGTCGACGATACGTACGGCATCGCGAAAGCAGATGGCGGCTTGCTCTTTCGAGGGTGCGGCGATGTAGACCTCAGCGCTCGGCTCGCCATCTGCGCACGTGAGATCGGTTGCGATCCCAGCCGCGAACGGGGTCTTCCCGTTGCCCTTGCCTTCTTCGATGTAGGCCGTTTGGAAGCGGCGATGGCCGTTCGGATGGATCTCGCATTCGACTCCAACCTTTTTCCAGCCGAAGACGTTAGCAGCGATGAACTGCTCGAAGGGAACGAGCTTGAAGGGACAGAAATCTCGAAAATACTTGATGATCGAGGCGGCACCCCCCTGGTCGAAGTAGTAAGGGAATGCCAGGTCTTTCTTTTCGCTGCGTTGGAGATCGTTGAGGAAGCGCTCGGCAGCGAGAAAAACCATGCGCCCGGCCGCGATGTTGCCGGTCAAGATGTCGAGCGAATAGCGGGCAACAGTTGGAATCCGGTTGCAATGCTTCGCCAGCAGAGACTCGGCGCCCGACGTCTTCCAGGATGTTTGGTGGCGGATCACTAGTTAGTGCACGATTTCGTCTTCGTCTCTCTTGCTGTTGAGGATCTGATCGAACCTGCTCTTCATCTGGCCGGGAGTTTTGGGATCGGCCGTATAAAACCCGGAACTCGACGATGGATCCAGCCCGAACGCCTGGTACGAGGCGCGCAGGTGGCGGAGCAGATCGCTGCGCCGGCGAACAGCAGCGCCGAGACGTTTATTGAGAAGATCAATCCTCTGCTCAAGAGCGTCCATCATGCCTTCCGCCTTGCGGATCTCCGCCTCGCGACCGGCGACGTCGGTGTCAGCTACGCTGAAGTGCACATAAGACGAGCAGAGAGTTCCGAGGGCGATGCCGCAGTCTTTGGTGAGGACGCCTTTCTCGCTGAGAATCGGAACCAGCATTCGCCAGACTGCTTTCAGCCGCGGGGTCGTAATGAATGCCGGCATCGGCGGCTCGCCGGCAAGCGGCTGTGGCACCTTTGCCGCCACGGAAGCTTTGGGCTTGCGCTTGCCGCGGTTGCCTTCCGCTTTTTTGATTGCTTGGGGCTTGCGATTCTTTCCGCCTGACCCTCTTCCGCCCATTTTTGTGGCTCAAAACTCCGAAAACGGCAAAAAATCTTTTGCTGCGAAACTGTGCGCGTGTGTGCGTGCGGTCGGCGCTAGGGCGATCCTCAGAGATTTAGGCCGCCCCCGCCTCTTGCCAGGTTCCTGCGTTTTCCATTGCTGTTTTTCGGCTGTGATCGGCGTGGCAGACGCCGCGCAAATTGTCTGGATCAAAAAAGGCGAGGCGATCTCCGCCGCACTGTGCGATGTAGACTTCCGCTCGAATCCTGTGATCGACCTCAGTCGAGGCGGCGAGTCCTTCGCAGACGACACCGATCTGGCACAGCGGATCGCGGGCGAGGATGAAAGGAACCGTCTGCTTGCGCCAGGCATGGCCGTCGTAGAGTTTCTTGAGCCCGCTCTCACGACGTTCCCGACTCGCCTGCAGTGATCGGTTATCGGTCTGATGTGCTTCACAGTAGGGGCTTCCATCGATTGCACTTCGGTTGCAATCGCGGCAGATGCTAGAGGCAGCATTAGGCACAGGCTCGGCGGTGGCGTGGCTGTACGAGCAAGTGCCGCGGATGGCAGGCATCGCTGACGCGCGCGAGACGATCCGGCGCCAGGGCAGGGCCGCCGCGAGTGTAATTTCTCGGGCGCAGCTTCTTTTTGTGATTGGGAGGGATGAGTCCATGCTCGATTGCGCGCCGCGGAGAAACCATGGCGCCCGCGAGCAGCCCGAGAACGGCGAGTGTTTCTTTCTTCATGAGATCAACGACAAACGATGGCGCAAAGCAGCAGCAGCAGGCCGAAGACTGCGCAACTGTTCGATTCGATGAATGTCCGCATGCGCTAGACCACCGTAACGAAAGCGAAGCGTGTCGCCGCTTCGCAGCGCGCGCAGTCCAGCACGGGTCGCGCCCAAGGATCTTCCGGCCGCAGAAATCCCCACTGCCGCGCTGTGCCGCAGCTTTCGCAGGCCCAGATCTGTGCGCCGCTCTCAGGTTCGCCAAGCTGCTTTCGCAGGCCATGCAGACAGCCGCGACACAAGCGGAACTCACACGCTGCGACACCGCGCGAGGCGGGAGAAGCAATTGCAGTCTCCGGACTTAGAACGCTGGTGCTCATTAAGTGGTCATGTCAGCGGCGTGAATCGCCGCGCCCAGAGGCATTAGCTGGTCAGCCTCTCGCGGCATACGCACGAGCAGGTCTCGCTCCCACAATCTCTGCCGTGCTTCCCGAAGATGCAGGGGATACACATGGCGGCCTGCTTATAGGGATGCCGGCGCGCGCGGTGGGCTGCGACGATCACACGATGCTCCATCTGTGCTCGAGGCGAGAAGAGCTCGGCGACAAATCGATCCGGACAGAGGATGACGGCGGCGCTCATGAGAGGTGAAACATTTTCACCAGAGCGATTGCGATCCCGATGATGGCCGAGGTGACGGCACTCGAAAAGATCGAGGTCAGGATGGTGTTCTTGAGCCGCGAGGCCTTCAGGTCCGTGCGCAGCTCGTCCATCTCGCTTTTCGCCTTCCGGCGTTCGTCATAAAGTTCGTTGACGGTCGTGACCAGTTGCCGGTTCACGTTGTGCGCCATCTTCAGGCTCTCCGCGACTTCTTTGGGCGACGGCTTGTCCCAGTTCTTGCGGAGCGGCAATTGCTGGTAACAGCAGAGAGTGTCCATCATGCGGTCACCGGCAGCGCCTGGACGCGGAAAAGGCTGCGGCTCGACACGTGAATCAGGTGCCGTCGATGGCGGGCAAATGTCGTGCGGTCGCCAGCCATCGGAACTTCGTAATGCGTTTTGGAGGGAGGAATCAGCGGGTTCGATCGCCGATCGCCGAAGGGGAGTAGGTTGCCGGTGCCGAGCGGGCCATCCCAGAATTTCCCTGCGAACTGCTTGGAGAACACAAAGACCTTGCCGCTGTCCGCGAATTTGCCTACGCCGCGGTCCCTAAATTCGTGGACCTTGGCGCGCGGGTGCATTTCGGCAGGCAGTTCACAGCGATAGTTCTGCCCGGTGTAGAAGCAGGGGACCAGATCGGTGGCGGCCATGATGGAGGTTGGGGGTGTTGCGAAGACGCACTTTTCCCGTCGCGGGAATGGGCTTTGTTTTTGGCCGGGCACCGACCGGCGGCAAGCAGTCAGACAAGAGGGGAGGATCAGCTTGGAGAGTAGGAGGGGAAAGAAAGGGAAGGCAAGTTACCGGGGTGCTACGCCTCCGGGCAGGCACGACGTCCACCATCGCCAGATGCGGCGATTCTGCCGGCGGAATCGCCATTTCCAGCGAGGCTGGCGATCGCTTCCAGTAAGCATCTCCTTTCAAGCATCGGCATTCGTTCGAGGCGCTTCACCCAGCGGAGTTTCTTCCGCTTGATCCTCTCTCGCTCGCGAAAATCTTCGCCCAGGTAGCGGTAATCATGAAGTGCCAGTGGCTCGGGGAAATTGAACCACAGATATTCCGTGGCTGTGCGGCCGCCGCGCGTCATGGCCTCGAACCTCGCCACATTCCACGATGTCAGCTCGAGGTGGTAGAGCCTGGTCCAATACCCGGAGATCATCACCCGGCATTTCAGCCCTTTGAGCACGCGCAACAGTTCCGCGTGCTGCGCATTCGTCATCTCGAATTGGTAGAGGGAACGGGTGCGCGTCTCCATCATGTAGGGCGGATCGCAGTACACCAACTCTTGGCCGGTGAAATGGTAGGACTTCAGGAAGGCGATGCCGTCTCCCCGATGGAAACGAAATTGTCGATCGCTTATCGCCGTTTTCGGCGTGGGGCGCCGGCGAAGGCCTCCCTCGCTATTTTTTTTGGCGTGACCGGATCCAGCCCGGGCCCACTCGCTGCATCTGGCGATAGCGGCCGCGTCGAGATCTACGCCGACGTTGAGCGCGGCAGGCTGTTTCAGTCGGAGGATGGCCGCGCCACCCAAGAAAGGTTCGATGTAAACCGGGTGCGGTGGCATCCGGTTGATGATGGTCTGGTAGACGCCCGCACCGTTTTTGCCGCCAGGATAGCTCACTTCTGCAGCATCGCCGAAATTGACGGTGCTGTCAAGCACGGATCCTCTCGCTAGTTCCGACGATGCTCGGTTTTAGCACGCTCGTCACTTTCCTGAACAGCCCGGCAACCCCAACAATGGAGAGCATGCGTGGTGGATATCTAACGGAGGACGAGCGGCTCCGCATCCTGGAGCAAGCGCGCAAGCATCGCGTGCGGGACCTCGTCTGGATGGTCCTCATGTATTGGCACGGGCTGCGTGACAGTGAAATCGTCGGGAAGAAAACGAAGATCCAAGCGAGCGTCGATACACTTGCGAAGGCGCAGGCCCGCTGCCGTGATTTCCCCGGTTCGACCGTCCGCGAGACGAAGCGCAAAACTCGCCGCGGCTGGGTGCCACTTTTCCACGTGGTCACTCCGAAGCCAATTCTCACCGGCG